TATGTTATGTGATGATTCGCAAACAACCAGACGTGGAAGAAGGGGAAATAGCAGCTGTAGTAATCAACGGCGACAATGAAGCGACGTTGAAAAGAGTTAAAAGACAAAATGGGTTAACGATGTTGATACCGGATAACACAAATTATAAGCCTTATATCATAACAGAATAAAACCCCGCTACAATATTAGGTAAAGCGGCAAAAGTTAGTTTTAATCTATAAAAAATACCCCAGTCGTAGTTGGCGCTCCGGCTAGGGGTTAGTATTTATTATCATAGTAGAAAGAAGGAAAAGAATATGCCAAGTTACGTTGTATTGCAAGTTGTATTAAAAGAAAAGTTTATAGGAAAAGGGTCGCAAAACCTATCAGAACTTGAAAACACTATAAATAGACAGTGTTCTAAAGGTTATCGATTACACACTATTTCCACTACAAACGGTGGTAGTAAAGGTTTCGGTGGTGGCGATAGAATCCAAGCTACTTTAGTTTTCGAAAGTCTAAATTAACAAAAAACACGCCCTCTCCCCTACCAAGTTTGAGTGACGTGAGATATTAGACCTATATAGTAGGCTTCTTTACAACTTATTGTATCAAAGAAAAGAGGAGTATAAAATGAAAAAAGTTAGCATTATGTTGTTGTTAAGTACTGCTCTGCTACTTTCAGCTTGTTCAAATAATAAAAAAGCTGAATCAACAGATGCCACTTCTAACCAAGAAACAAAAATAAGTAAAACAAAAGAAACAACTGAAACCAGTTCATCTACTAGCAAATCTACATCTAAAACAGATTCTAGTTCAACAGTTACAAGCTCCAACCAAGTTACGGCGGAACCTAGCCCAACGGTTATAAGCTCCAGTCAGAGTACAATCCAAACCGCACCTCAAGAAGAAACATATGAACAGATGAAACAACGCACTTTACAGTCAACTCCAGCTGATCGTGCAAATTGGTCCAACAAAGAGTGGGAAGCTTTCGGCGTGGCCCTTTATGAAAATGGATTGACTACAGATGATGCTGGCAATATTATCAGTCAAGATCAGAAAGAACAACAAGCAGCATCTCAACAAAATCCAGAAGACCAACAAACAAGCGCTCAGCAAGACGCTGACACTTTATCACTTACTGATTTTGTTAACAAATACGGGATGTCGCCTGTTGCATGGAAAGTACAGAATGGAATGTCTGAAGAAGAAGCATTGCGTACAACACAGCAAAAGACTTCCGGTGAAGTTCAATTAGGATTTTTTAAATACGGAATTCAATAATATATTTTTATGCCCTACTATTCTGCCTATAATCTCTAAAAAAGTTATAAAGAAAAAAGCCCGTGCTGCAACACGGACTCATACCTCATTTCTGAGATTCTACATATAAATAATATCATAAAAAATGAGGAATGAAATATGAAAGATTATATTTATTTAGACATGAATTTAGCTAATTCTTATTTAGCACAAATTGATAAAGGTATCTTGAAAAAAATAGTCAACGGGGAAGCTTTAGCCAATACTAATCAAGAAAATGGCGGAGATACTATTTCTTCAGAAGGAGGAGGAAGTCTAGGTATTCCAGGCGTTATTAATAGTAATGGAAAAATGACTAAAACTGAAATTGACACATTTTCAAATATATCTAGTAAAAATTCAAGTGAATTAATTGAAACCGTTCTAGATGATTATGCTATTGATTTGCTAATAAATAAATTGAGAGAAAAAAGGTTGATTGATTCTCTAAGAAATTCGCACGAAGGTGACTTTGTTCTAATTAACGTCCCGTTTAAATTTTACGATTTTGAATTTATGCAAAAAAGTTTAAATGAAAATTTCTTTAAAGCAATTGGAATCAACAATAATAAAAATAAAGAAATAGAAGGAATTGAAGCGTTACTCAAAGAATACGATAAAAAAATAAAAATTTACAATCAACCCAAGAAAAAAAATCAACTATCTGCTGAACAGCGACAAGAATTCAAAAAAATAAAGAGCCAAAAAAATGAGTTATCGAAAGAATTAGAAAAGGCGAAAGAGTCCATTGACATTTTTAGTATGTTTAGAATTCTATCTGAATTCGGAGATTCTTTATTTCCTAACTCAGTTATACTTTCACACAAAGGATATCTTGCATATTGCAATAGACATAACATGAGAATTTCTCAAGCTCAATTATCTGCAATCTCTGACTCTAAAAGAAATATATGCATTTTAGCTAATATTTCAAATGTAAAAGAAAATGTTAATAAGAATGGGCAGATAAATGATTTTCAAACAATAGATTTAAATATTTTACCCTCATTGCTTAGTGAATTGCTCTTGGGAAATTTCAATTTGTTGGAATCTGGAGATAGAATTTTACGACCAATTGCTATTTATTTCGATCAGGAATAAATCTATTCATTCTATCATTAACCCGCTCTTGAAATTGAGAGTATTCGTGCTCTTGTTGCCTCAATTCTCGATTTATTTCTGCTCTACGTTTTTTATTTTTTTGTTCAAGAAGTATTAATTCATTATCAAATTTTTGGTTCATGTACCGTCTAAACAACATACTGACCCTCCTATACTTCATATATGTACTTTCATAAAACACGCCCCACCGACCAAAGCGAGCGTGTTCTAAGAAAAAACAAACCTACACAATAGGCTTATTCACGTGTCTATTGTATCAGAGAAAGAGAGTTGATTCAATTGGCAAAATTTGAACAATATAAGAAAAAGAACGGTGAAAAAGCGTGGAAGTTCCAAGCTTATTTAGGAATCAATCCAGAAACAGGAAAGTCTGTTAAAACTACTCGTCGAAATTTTAAAACTCAACGTGAAGCAAAATTAGCGCTCGCAAGATTGCAAAGTGAATATGAAAACAATTTATTAACAAAAGAAAAACCAAAAACATATAAAGACGTATATGATTTATGGATGACTGAATACAAAAGAACAGTACGAGGATCTACATTGTTAAAAACAGAAAGAATTTTTAATAATCATGTGTTAGAAGAACTCGGAGACATATATATTTCTGAAATCACGCCTATCAAAATTCAAAAATTAATGGATAAATGGGCAAATAAATATGATACAGCTCCTAAAATGATGAATTACACAGGACTAGTTTTTAAATACGCCGTTCGATTTGGAATGATTGAGTCCAATCCTACAGATGCCATACGCAAACCAAAGAGAAGGAAAAAAGCAACTGTTGAAGAACCATTCTATGATAAAAACCAATTGAAATTGTTTCTTGATGAACTATATAATCAGCCAAACCTAAAGATTCAAGCTTTTTTTAGATTACTAGCTATGACTGGTATGCGAAAACAAGAAGCAGGCGCTCTTGAGTGGAGAGATATAGATTTCAAAGCTAAAACAGTCAATATCTATAAAGCCGTTACTAGAACTGCAAATGGACTAGAAATTGACACCACTAAAACGGTTGGATCTAGCCGAATTATTTCAATCGATCAAGGTACTTTAGACAAGCTTAATGAATGGAAAAAAGTTGCCCTTCCTCCATCTGATGATTGGTTGATTTTCGGTCAAACTAATGCTAAAAAACCACATGATATAATGAGCCTTGATACATCACGAAAATGGCTTTTAAACATCCAAGATCAAATGGATAAAAAACAAAAGAAAAAACTTCCTAGAATCACTGTGCATGGCTTCAGACATACTCAAGCAAGCTTGTTGATCGAAATGGGAGCATCGCTTAAAGAAGTACAGTTTCGTTTAGGTCACGAGGATATTCAAACTACTATGAACACGTACGCTCATGTATCAAAACTTGCTAAAGAACAATTAGCAGATAAGTTCAATAAATTTATAGATTTCTAGCTATGCGGCATTCAAAATGGCATTCAATTAAATTTAAGTATTGATATAATAGCATTTAAGCAACTCCCGCCGTCTCCATTAATGTCTTATTGAGACAACCAGATATGTAGGAAAAACGTTGTTCATTCAACGTTTTTTTATTTTGGTCAAGTAGAGAAAAGTAGAGAAATGCAAAAGTTTTTGCATTCATTTTGCATTCAAAAATAAAAAAAAGCACTCAACCAAATGAAAGGCTGAGTGCTTTAAATTTATAGCTTATTCGCATTTAATCGACGCTGTAATTCTTTCACTGCATTAGACACAGGACTGATCACACCGTCTTGTGTTGTGCCTAGATGTTTTTGTAAAGCTTTGATTGTATTTTGGCCACACAAACCGTCTTGAGCAATGCCTAAGAAACCTTGTAAAGCTCTAATGACGTTTGATCCAGACAAAGTATTGTCAAATTGAGCAGCGTAAATATTTTGGTTAAATGTTTGTTTGAACTGATGACTGATCACACCATCTTTGCCAGCAGTATCAAAGTATTCTTGTAAACGTCTAGCAGTTGCATTACCAAATTGGCCATCAATCGCCAATTGGATCATCTGTGGTTTATTATCTGTATTAGCAGTTCCGCCATCGATAATACGATAGAAATTGTGTTGCAGTTTTGTACTCATGTATGCATCATTAGTGTCTACTGCGATCCCGTTATGCTTATAAGAGCAATGGATAAATGAGCTGTTACTTAGAAAAATACCTGTATGCCCAGCTGATCCATTTGAACCACCAGGAGTACCTGAAATAAAGATATCCCCTCTTTGTACTTCTGATCGACTAATTTTTTTCAGTTTCGTTCCAACCATACCGAACAACGTTTCAGTATTTCCCATTGATCCAGACGTTAAAAAACCTCCAGCGATCATTGAGTAAAAAACTGCAGAACTGCAATCGTAAGAATTAGGTCCAAGCCGATGGTACATATCATAAGTGACTTTGCCTAGTCTATCCTGCATCCATTTAATCATATTTTCTTTACTCATTCTTATTGTCCTCCTTCGGCTTACTGTAATTCAATGCTTGTTCGCTATCATAAACGCCTTTCGTTGTTGGATCAGCCACAACACCCAGAATAGATAGAAATGCAAATGCTGCATTGACAACATCTAGCAATTGCTTATTGATTATGTCAATTTCAAATTTGTAGCCAAATGGGACAGCAATAACTTGAGCTAAAAGCAGCGCTGCTGGCACTACTGCCAGCCAAAATGATTTATTCTTCATACGTACTTTCCAGTTAATGTTTTTCATCTTCTTCTCTCCCTAAATAAAGTTTTAATTTGTTGTGTATGTTCCACCAATTTTTCTGCATGTGTATCTAATCTTTCATCATGTTTCTTCAATTCTTCATGAATAGTAATGCGATCAGATTTGCTTGCTTCTAAATCTTTAGTCAGTAAATCTAAATTTCGGCTTACTTTTGAAAGAGTCTCAGTAATCTTCGAGAAAGATGCAGTAATTGGCTTTATTACTAATAAAATCAAAGAAACGATAGCGGTTATTGATCCTGCTATCGCTCCCCATTCCCCTAAATTAATCATGTGACAACTCCTTAAATAAAAATAAAAAAGTGTACTCGTTTGAGTCCACTTTCACACTGCTATATTTTATTTGGATTAATTGTATCTGTTTCTACTATTGGCACATCTAATGATTTTAACTTTTTGAATCTTTGGATATCATTAACGCCATAAATTTGGTACATAATTCCAGATTTGTTTAATTTTTCAATTAACTTATCTGTCGCTAAAGTATTGGATACCGAAAGTAAAGCTTTATTATATTGTTTAACTTGTTGTATCTCATCATCAATACTATTTTTTGAATCATACAACCAAGAAACCGTGCAGTCAGGATGACTCTTTACCACATTATCTCTGATTTCTTTATTTGTAAGAACGAAAAAAGAACGATCATATACATTATATTTTTTTAAGGTGCTTACAATCGAATTAACAAAATCATTGTTATCCCACTCACCTTTTGATCCATCCACATTAACAATTAACTTATCTTTACTGATTTCTTTAATTGCTTCGTCAAAAGTTGGTATATTAACTTTTTTGTCTTTATATTTTGGATAATTTGAAGTATCTACCGACAATTCTCTAAGCTGTTTGATTGTCAGCCTTTCTGGTTGCCCTTCTCCGTTTGTTGTCCTATCAAGAGTGTCATCATGCATCAAGAAATTCACTCCATCTTTACTAGTTCTTACATCAACTTCTACTGCATTATAGCCCAGTAACTTTGCTTCTCTCATGGCTTCAACTGTATTCTCAGGAGCAACTATATGTGCTCCTCTATGGGCTACTAGATAAGTTTCTTTATGGCTCAATAAATTATTGGATGCAGAAACACATCCAGTCAAAACAAAGGAAAACGCAATTAATGTTCCTAATATTTTTTTCACTTTCAGAATCACCTCAAAAACAAGTATATCAAAATAAAAGGATACAAAAAAGACTACGGCAATAAAGTATCTGTTTCTACCATCCGAACTTTTTTTGAAGTAAGGTATTTCAGATCGATTATTCTATTCACATTATATATTTGATAATAAATATTTGTATTTCTCAATTTTTCAAAAACTACCTCTGTTGCTAACTCTAAAGGAATAGACAATAGCGCTCGTTGATATTTTTTTGCTTCAGAAATTGCAGAGTCAATCAAATTCTCATCTGTAAGCAACCAAGATAGTGTCGCATCCGGATAACTTTCATTAAATTTAATTCTTTGATTAACATCTGAAATAACAAAAAACGATTTTTTATAGACCCCATATTTTTTCAAAATATCAACTGCCCTTTTCGCAAATATAGCATTTGACCAATCAACTTTTGATCCATCTACATTTAATATAATATCCCCTGTAGAAATTATTTTTACAGATTCTTCAAACGTTGGTACACGTAATACTTTACTCTGATATTCCGGATAATCCGATGCATCAATTTCCAATTGTCGAATTTGCCCTGAAGACATATCAGCAATATATCCAGTCCCGTTTGTTGTTCTGTCAACTGTATCATCATGCATAATGAAGATTTCACCATCAGAACTAATCCTTGGATCCAATTCAATTGCTCTATAGCTTAAATCAATCGCTTTTTGATACGCTTCTACCGTATTTTCCGGAGCAACTGTGTGTGCTCCTCGATGGGCCGATAGTCGTAAATTTTCAACCATCAGCCAGTCGGGAAAGGGTCATCTGTATACCACCGCCCTGATACGTAGTGATTACCAGTTGAATTCGAACCTATTCTTAATAAATTTGTTCCTCGCCTTTCAACAAATGCACCTGCAACATATGCGGTTGGATTGGCAGCTTTTTGTATGTTTAATGGTACGTTCCAAGAAGTATCATCGAAATCTGAACTTAATCTAAAACCAACAGGAAGCTCTTGCACATTTACAATGTCAGTAGCTGCTTTAAAGTTAAACCTACCATAAAATTCTATGATGTTTCCTATACGTCTATACCGCCAGCTAGCTTCGGTAAGTTTATCCTTTGCCGTCAATGTAACGTCTTGAGTACCATAATTAGCAACTGCAACTTTTGTTCTGTCTTGATAGTAGGACTCCAGAGCTTTTGGTGTAATTAATTTATTTATGTTTGTACCAATTATCGCTTCTTCATCCGTGGCTATGCGTTTCGTTATGGTTTGACTAGTTCTTTGCGGTGTCATAAATTTATTTGAAACTTGTCCCTCTTCTGCATCATTTTGAGAAGCCGTTTCGTAATTATCTACTAATCCTAACCCAACATTTTCTTTTGTTAATTCAGTTTTTTCAGCAAATTTTTCACTTGATTCTTCTTTACTATAAGCTCCCACCTGGTTAGCAGTTACTGAATGAGGGTTTTCTTCATCATCAAGATGTTTTTGAAACTCAGTTTTATCTACTTTTAACGCCAAATCATCTTCATTAGCAAAACCCGATTTATTTAGTACTGTTAGTGGATTCAAAGATACCATCAACTGCACACCAATATAATCAGTATTGATATTAGAAGCTGTTACTCCATTTGAGCTATCTGCATACGATAAAACATGAATAAAACCATTTGAATCAATGAAATTATTATCGTTAATTTCTGTTGTGAAATCAGTAAAATCTGTTGCATCTCCTTGAATCTTCGTTGTATAAGAGTCAGCAGATTCAACAAAAACCCCGATTTTTATATTTTTATTGTTTGGGGAGCTCGCTTTTGCTCGTGTCGTAACTGAAAACGAAATAAAATTATCTTTGATATATTTTACTTTTTCACTAACACTCATCCCTTCGAAAATTCGTGGTGCTAATTGTTCAATTGCTTTTACTGTGTCAAATTTGCTTAATTGTTGAGGAATAACACTTCCTTGGCTTGAACCAACAGAAACACCCTGATCATCACGCCCGACCAACTTATTATAGTTTTCTTGAGTGATTTCAGCCCAAGTCGCTGACGGTGTCTTTAAGCTAGTAGCTGTATAATCTGTATAAACTGAATGAGGATTTGCTTCAATATTTCCAGCGACTTTTCCAGCTAAATCCATCATTTTAGGAACATTGACTGGCCCGCTAAATAACTGAATAGCATCTGCATTTGTTAACCGTGTACTAAAATCTGCTGTCAAACGATTCTGTAACGTATTTTGTTTAACCCCTTGTGTATCCGTTCGAGCTTGAACAATTTCGGGATTACTATCACCAGATTCGGCAACTAAATCATCAAAATCATTTCTAAGTGCATCGAATTCTTGCTTGTTTTGATTAGCTCGTCCAATCGCTTGATTGGAATTATCTACCGCTGTTTTCGAATCGGCAATGGCTTGATCTGCTTTTTTATTTGCTTCTAAACCGGCATTTTCCGCTATTGCTTTTGCTTCATTTCCAGCTGTCTCAGCAATTGTTTTAGCTTCTGTTGCAGCTGTAGAAGCGGTTTGTTTGGCTTCGTTACCAGCAGTTTCAGCTATACTCTTTGCTTCACTACCAGCATCTGTTGCAATTTTTTTTGCGTCTTGAATCCCTTTTGCTAAGTCAATTTCGAATTGGTCAACTTTAATAGATGAATTGTTTGCTAAATCAATTACTTCATTTATCTTGATACGACCACGATTAAGTGTATCAGTCTCTTGAATATGTTCTACTGCCATTATCAATCACCTACCTTATCTTTATAAACAGATTCAATTGTCATTTTCTGTTCAATACGTTCTCCAAATAAAATAAAAGAACCGTCTAAATTATTAGACAGTTCATCATAAATTTCCTGAATAGTTTGATTCACTTCTGCAATGAATTCTTCACCATTAATTTTTTTTACTTTAACTAGCATTAAAATTGACCTCCTAATTGAGATTGGATAAAGACACGACATGTGACTTGTGCTTCAATACGAGCTAATTTGTTTGGCTTAATTTGTATCGTGTGGCTTCCGCGCTGTATTTGTCCGCTATTTGTTTTTTTCAAATAATCAACTAAATTCAATCTGCTTTGACTGGTTTCATGATGCGGGATTGTTTTCCCATCAACGACAATATCCACACTTGAAGGCGAATCACTTGCTTGGAAAATTCCCCATTCTAACGGATGCGTATGTTCCGGAAGCACCACATTATGTTTATGGCTCGGAATTTTCACTGTATGCGTATGGTTCGGTATATTTACGCTATGTGTATGATTGGGAATATTGACGCTATGGGCATGGCTTGGGATAGAAACGTTATGCGTATGTGCTGGCACATTAATTGTAAAATTATGCGAATGATTTGGAATACTTACATTATGCGTATGATTATCCGCAGCTTCTGCCGTATAAATTTTCCCTGGGGATCCTTGCATTTGCATAAGACTACTTCCATAAGCTTTATATCGTGTTGTTTGAATAGGGCCAGAACCATCGACCGACTCAAACATCATATGTCTGTGTGTACCATTTGCACTAGAGGTTTGTGTTGAGCCTCCTCCCACGCTAGTTGAAGAACCTTGATAAGAACCACCACCAGAGCCGGATGTTGTTACTCCGCCTCCGCCAGCTGTAGTCGATTGAACGGATCCACCACCGGCCGAGCTTGTTTGACGACTTCCACCACCTGCTGAACTGGTTTGTGTCGATTGGCCACCCGCTTCGCTGGTGATCGTTTTAGCGCCACCGCCTTTTACCGCTTTGGTATAACCTCGGTAACGTTTTGTTTTGAAAGTCAGTTCGACGGTATTCACATGGAAAACATCATCATCTAGATAGAACTCAATCTCAGCAGGATAAGCAGATTCGCAATTGTCCTGGTATGAATAATTCAAAATATTGGTGGCTCCTTGACTATACGTCTCATTAATCTGCTGTTTACGACTAAGATCGGACATCGTTGTACTGATATCATCTTTCAGATTTCCTAGTTCTAATTGAATGGACTGCGGTGCACCGAACACATCTGATTTGCTTTCTTTTTTTATTCTTAGGTTAAATGATCCATACTCATTTGTATTGATCATTACGACTGTACCTTGTCGCAATTTATCGATTTCTAAAGGTGTATCCGTCAATTTGATTAAATCAGCTGCAGATACCTTCCAAGACACTTTCGGAATGGACCACTTTTTCAACATGCTGATTGCATTGTCTTTCAGTGCTTGGGCAATGGTAAAACGTTGATCCACCCAAACGTACTCGATCAAGCCATATTTCTTTATCGAATCGGTATCTTCTACATATGGAATATTATTATTGACTGATTTAATATTCAGTTGATTCACGCCTTCGCCAGCACCAAGCGGGTATACTCGATTAACCAAATTATTCGGATCGGTCTCAATTTCAAATCCTTCCATGTTATAGCCTTCTTGAATCCGGCAAATCGGTTCTGTCGGTGGTCTTACAAGCGATAACTCAAATGGATAGACTTGTGTATTCCATGTCCACATATAATCTTCATCAAAAGCTTTCGGTATAGAAAACAACGCATCAGCTAACCCATTTTCGTTCTCCCAGGCATAGCTGAAATATCGAGTGAATTCACATTTTTTTAAAACCCAATGCTTTGTTTTCTGCTGATTCAATACATAGTTGATCACGTCGGTAGTTGTTCGGTTAACTAACTCATGGTAACCAAAAAGGACACTATCCAATAGCGTCCCTATTACATGTATTGCTGTGTATTTGATGGAATAATTACTTGGATCTTTTTGGATCGTTGATGGCATAATCCGATACAAGCCAATATATTCATTTTCGTTATCGGTTAACTCCACATACTGCAGCGCTTGGATCATTGAATTTTTTGTGTCATAAAGTGGCATAGTAAATTCAATGGATCCAATTTCATTTTCTATTTTTTCATAACTCACATCGTAAGCATTCTCTAAGATTGCAGTGTACTCACGACTGAGATTCATTGTCATTAACAAGTAATCAACCTCCTATAGATAGCGATTTGAATATTTGATAGTCAGCTCGAAATCTCCATCTTTCCCAGAAACATATAATGGTTCATTGGGATAAATATAGAAGTCATTCATTGGTCGAATCATTGGCCTACCATCTTTTATAATATTAAACGTCTGTGTATCAATCTCGATGGTGGCATTATCAAAATCTCCCAAATCAATTGTATCTTTACGTGTTCTGATTTGAATGCCTCTTCCCATTCCCTGAATTACAATGGTTGGTTTAACTTTCAATCCTTCCACTGTAGGATAAATTTCGTAAGGTTGGACATCTTTCCCATCGTCACCCATCAAATACCCTTGATGTTGCCACGTGATAATATCAGAACCCCAGTAGGCGCCACCTTCAAAAACAATCGGCATTAAGACAGCTCCGGATCCGGTATTACCTAAAAAATAATTGGATTGAAAAGTAATTGTTGTGGAGCCCCACATCACACTTGTTGCATCTGATTTTGTATATTTATAAGGATCGCCGCATGTGATAGTAAAACTACCAGTCGCCCAATAATAAGCGGAATTGACTTCATCAATGCTTGCTTTTGTCCCTTTGAAAATCATTTCAGGTTCATCATTGAACCATATAGAAACCTCATTTTCAGTAAACAATGCTACGTTTAATTTATTGAACTTATCTCGGAAGGAGGAAGGATCTTCTGCTTTTAAATAATATTTGACTACTATTTTTCTTGAAGGAATACGATTATAAATGTGACGTTCTCCATCACGAATACCTAATTGTGCATATTCGTTTGCTGTTTCGAAAAGTTCTCGGCCTTCAACATCTAATGTTTGATAACCTGGTATCAACTCTTCTAAAAATGAACCGTTAATGTTCATGGCCCGTTTTGGAAGTTTTGTCGTCATATAATCACACCTCGCATTCCTCTACCGACGTTTTTACGCTGCTGACGTTTATATAATTCATCCACAAGTTTTTCAATATCAGATTCTTCACGTATATTGATTGTTGCACCTTCGAACAATCCACGATTATAAACGGGCGCTTCTGTCTGAGGTGATGGCTCACTAGCCATTTTCTTCGTCGCAATGTTTTGAGCGCTGACTACCGCTGTTGCATTACTCAATTGCGGATTCCAAGAATCATCGGTGAGTACGCTTGTATCTACTCCGTTTGCAATAATGTCTTGTATTTCGTCTGCCATTGAGGTGACTGTCTTTTTGACATTAGTGAATTGATTGGATAATCCTTCGTTTAATCCATCCATAATTGCATTACCAGCTGGAATCAGTAATTTCTTATCGTAGCTGATAGGACCTTTGTTTTCCTTGATCCATTCGGCAATCCCGCCAACGAAATCCTTCACGCTTTCAAATCCAGCTTTCAATCCATCAAGAAATCCGCCGATGATGGCACTACCTGCTTCGATCAAAGAATCGGGAACAAATACACCAATGATCGCATCAAGTAGATTCATAGCAGCATTTCGGATATCATCTTGTCGATTGCGGATGTTGTCAGCAAAACCGTTGATCATCGTAATCACTGCATCCATCAATCGCCCTTGCGCTTGAACGATGCCTCGTACCATTGCGTCGACTAAATCCATTGCCGCATTCACGATGTCCGGAATTCTATTGGCAATCCCTTCTAAGAACTTGATAATCAAATTAGCTGCAGCATTGATGATTTGCCCTAAATTATTGGCAATTCCATTAACAAAATTCGCAATCAAGGTAGCAGCTGCACTAATGATATCTGGCATTCGAGCGGCTAACGTATTTGTAAAATTAACCATTAAATTTACCGCAGTGTTGACGATTGTCGGCATATTTTGGGCGATTACTTGAGCGAAATTCAAAATGATATTTAACGCTTGTTGTGATACTTGACTAATATTATTGGCGATTCCTTGCATGAAGGTCAGCAGAAGATTCATTCCAGCTTGTAGTATTTCTGGCAAATGAGAATTGAGTGCAGTCAGCCAAGTCACAATCAATACTGCTGTATTTGCAACTAACGAAGGAATTTGAAGTGTGATCCCTTGAAGTAACGCATTGATCAGAGCTGCACCCGCTGCGACTATTTGTAAAGCAGAAGCAGTTAATGCCCCGATAAATGCCACAATAATTGTCGTGGCAGACATAGCTATTGTGGGAATAAGTAGCAACATAGCTCCTGTAAATGCTGTGATCAGTTGCGCTGCTGCTAAAGTTAGCTGCGGTAATCCTTGTGCCAGCCCTGCCATAAAACCGGCAATCACTTTCAATCCTCCGGAAACAATTCCTGGCAACGCTGCTGCGATTGCTGTTAAGATTCCCTCTAGAGCAGTACCAAATGTTGAACCAAGCTTGGGAGCATTTTGCGCCATACTTGAAGCTAGTTCTTCAAAGGATTGGGAAATCTGACTCATTCCGCCTTTTATCCCTTTATTTTGAAATGCATCAGCAATCATACCAACGACTTTCAGAACTAGTCCAGCTGGTCCTAACAATGCACTAAAAGCCACTTGGAGAATTTTTAAACCAGCTGTTGGTAAATCAACTTTTGATTTTAGGTTTGAAAAAGTATCCCCTAATTCATCGAATTCTTTAAATGAACCCGTAATCTTTTTTCCAATATCCTGAAATGGCTCTAAAGCTGATCCTAATAAATTGACGATTCCTTCTTTCACATATGGAATGGCCGCTTTAATAAATGTGACGATCGCTCCAGGAAGAGCCTTTAAAATATTGCCGACCATCGGAATAAAGTTTCCAAAAAGAAACGTTGAAGTTGTTTCTGCTAATTGATTCAAAGATGGTTGGATATCTTGCCCTAGTGCCATTTTTCCTAGCACATTAGAAAGGGACGCCTTCATTGCTGCAAACGAACCACTAAAAGTAGATGCAGCTTCTTTTGCCGTCGTACCAGTAATATCTAGATTTTCTTGAATAGCATGAATCGCATTGTAAACATCGCTTAGATTATTCATGTCATATTTAACGCCTGTGAGTTTTTCGGCATCGGATAGCAGTCGTTGCATCTCTTCCTTTGTACCGCCATAACCTAGCTTCAAGTTGTCTAACATGGTGTAATTCTGCTTAGCAAATCCTTGATAAGCATTTTGAATGTCGCCCATGTTTGTACCCATTTTGTTTGCGTTATCGGACATGTCGATCATGGCCATGTTTGCCACGTCTGCTGCTTTTTCTGTGTCGCCTCCTACAGACTGAAGCAAACTAGCACTAAAGCTAGTCACGTTTTCCATATAGGCATTCGCAGACAACCCAGATGTTTTATAGGCTTCATCTGCATATTTCTTCACTTTATCTGCACTGCCCTTAAACAGTGTTTCAATACCACCAAGCGATTGTTGAAGGTCAGCGCCTTCGGTAAGTGCCATTGAAAAAGCCTTGCCGATAGCTGCAGTGGCAATGACACCTTTCATAACTGATACAAACTTACCGCCTAACGTATTACCAGCACTGATACCAGCTGATGAGGCTTCTGGATCAAGCTGGCTCTTGATTGCTCCGCTGATTCCCTTAGCTGATGGAATGATTTGTACATATGCTTGTCCTAGTTCTGTTGCCATTGCCCTTCACCTCCACGTTTCACTTGATTGATGAGTTCATTTCTCCGTTGCTCAAAATCCTCGCCAGAATTGAATAAAGATGTGTCAGCTTGCTTTGCTTTTCTAGGATTTGGGTCAAGCTCATCAGAGATTGTTTTCGGCATGTTTCTACCTTTCTCTGCATCTTTTGTTTTACTCCAAAGCAAGAGACTCAAACGATCATAGATTCCCGCCAAAAGCATCGTTTCGAAAGGAACTATTTGATTACTCATTTTCAACTTGATCCGAGAATCCTCTCTCAAACCACAACAAAAAACAGCTACTGTATAAACCGGTAGCTGTTTGTAGTCGTATATTTGATAAGTTTCTGCAAGATCGCACATCAAAGCATCTTCGTCTAGCTTAATCATTCTTGCAAGGACTATTAGTTTTTTAATTTTGGATTATTTAGCACTTCTGAAAATTCTTCAATCATTTTTTGAGTAGGGACAAAACCATCTTCTGTACGCAAGTGTTCTTTTAATTTGTCTGTTTGTTCTTTGCCAAATAGCATTTTCAATACTTTAGGAAGCTTTGTCGGATTCTCGTCTACTTCTCCGATTAATTCGACAAACTCATAATTTTCGACTTGTTCTTTCTGAATTTGATAACTAAATCCAGATTTTGTTTTTCCTGTAATAATCATTATTATTCCTCCCTTAATCCCTTAATTTATATGTCTCAAAATCAACCAATGCAACAGTGAAATCACCTATGTTAGTTTTATAACTTCTAATGTATCTATAGTGCAATTACCTATTGTTGTCTTGGGCACTTGATAAATTTGAAATATATTAGGATTATTCACATCAACATTTGTATCTTTTAACGTGAAAGTCAGTGTAAATGTTCCATTAGTCCCATCACCAGGTGATAAAGTTCCCGCCTGATTAGTACCACGGGTACAGTAAATTGCAAACTTTTGTTGACTTGGCTTAGTACCTGTTAACGTACATCTATAAGTAGCACCTACAATCCAATTTTCACTAGCAAACCACTCGCCTAGTTTATAATTATTAGTATCTACTGGTACAAACCCCTCTACTAAATTAGAGGGGTTCGCTGGGCGTTTTCGTTAGAATAATAGGGTCAGACCATGCTGAGCCTAACGCATTTTCATTTAAATACACTGCTTTTTCAATATCATTTGCTCCAGTGCCTTTTTTGTTGAATGTTTGAACATATAGATAAATTTTATCTGTAGAATTCAATGACGGAACGTCTTTCGCTGCTAACGTCCATGAAGTAGTTTCTGAATACCCCATAAACGTCGCTTCATGTGGATCAGATTCATTCGCATTGCCATAATGAATCACATAAGCCTGTGCCCCATCCACAGCAGTCCAAGACACACTAATGGATCCATCTTCATTTAGTATGCCTTGGACGCCTCCGGGCGCATTAGGGTGCAGGAGATGAACTTGGTTTTTGAATATACTCCGTATGAGTGTCTCCGTTCTTATCTGGCATGGCAGTTAAAGTAGTTTCGTATCCGATTGCGTCTTCATCTGCATAGCTGATTTCTCCAATTTCTGAAACAGTCGCATTTGGGATAACGATACGTTTCAAGACACCAGCTTTTAAAACCATATCTACAACTAAGCAATGTGCTTCTAATAACGTAGCGTTGGCTTTAATCGTGATCATTGTATCCAAACTACCAGATACATTATTGGGACCATATACTTCTTTCAATACTTCTACATTTAACGCTTCAATCAACGTATAACCAAAAGTATCAGCTTTTTCGCTTTGTACAACATCAACTGTATCGCCACCCCAAGCTTTGATTGTGTCTGTTTCAGGTGTATTGTTGTTCGTTAACCCATCTTCTGAGATATAACCCAAACTTTTGAAAGCATCATCTAATTTTGTTACTGCATCAGTCGGCAAAGTTGTCCCTAATGGTGCAGAATAAATTGCACCGCCAATTTTGGGTTTTGCGGTTGATACATTTTCTGTTCTTGACATCTGATTCCCTCCTAATAATGGTTGATATCAAAGACTGCTTGATATCGATATTCTTTAGTTGTCGTATCTGTAAAATTGTAGTCACTATTTAATTGAACATTGCTAATCTCATTAAGTTCGATCATATTTTCGACTACTTCTTTCAGTTCTTCATTTAGTTTTGCAGCATCGTACATCGATTTCGCATAACTTTGAAAAGCAAAGGTGGACGATGAAAGATAATTACGTTTTGAGCTTCCCGTTTTCTCGAACAAAACATAACTATCTGGCATCTCCCCGCTTTGTTCTAAAAAAGACGGCACAGATAAATGACTATCGAGATACTGCTTAATAATGATCTCAATCATTTAACGCACCGCCTTCAATAATGTATTATTTTTCATATTGTCTCTTTTGGCTTTATAGGAGTCAGCATAGACCATCGCATTTGCACGAGTTTTCCCGACATATACATCTTGTGCGTATCCTTCTCCCGCGCGATTCTTAATGGCTGTTGCCTTTTCAGTCAATACACCTTGCATTTCAGCCGACTTCAATAATTGACCGACTCCGGAATAATTGAGCTTGAATTTATTTTTAGCCATAACGCTCCACCATCACTTTCTTGTTCCAATCAAGTGGAATGAGTTCTTCAATCCCTTCGAGCGGTACTCCAAATACACGCCATCGTTGGCCAAAGAATTTGACTTCCCTATCTTCCCAATCGTGTGTATCACTTTTAGGAATGGCCAACGTATATACGGCTTTTTTGCCAGTCAGCGTCAATTGATTCACAATGTCGTCGGACGAAGTAGGACTGACTAGGACATTTTCAATTTCGATTTCTTGCTCTTCATAAATAGGATTACCAAATGGATCTGTTCCTGTTTCAATTTTATCGACAAGAATAATAGTCATCCCTTTAATCTTGGACATAAAAATCAATCACCCCATATCGCTGGCGTCGCAAACCTAAACGGCTTAGTTCCGTGTTCTTGATAAACAATCCGCCACCAGGAACGAGATAAGAGCCAGACCAGGAATAACCTAATGCGCTTTCAGTCGTTTGTGTCATAGGTTCCTGATCAGTAGATGTCATAAGTGTTCGCGCAACAATGTCAACCGTCACCGACTTCACTACATTTGTGAAATAAGGTGGCTTTTCATTGATCATCTTGTCTAGGTCTTTACCCACTCGTCCAGCTTCTTCGCGTAGTGAATCAGAAACAATGACAAGTAGCTGCTTGGCACGTTCGATTTCATCAGGCTTTAATACACGCCATAGATTTTCTAAATCCTCAATCGTTGCAAAAGGCTGCATCTGATCACTTCCCTTGCGCCATCATTAAATCATATAATTCTCGTTTTTTAGCAGTTGCGCTGTATTTGATGCCGAAAGCATCTAATTCTTGTTTAATTTGTGGAATAGTAATTGAATCATATGTGGCATCGCCCGTTTTGGTTTCTTGATCAGCATCTGGTTCGATCTCATTTTTTTGAATTTCGGGATCATCGTCTGGTTCGTGCTGTGCAGAAACTTCTTCTTTTGTTTTATCGTTTGATGATTGCTCTTTTTCGACAAGAACCCAATCACCACCCGAAATGACACAAGGGCTACTGAATGTAACCCCTGTTTTCGTATTCTTATATTTCATTATTCTCCGCCTCCACTTTCGGCTGGTTTAATAACACGAGCAAAGCTATTGCCATCCATAATCCCCCAACCTAAATAAGTTTCAGAACGTAAGTAAACTTGGTTGTAATTTTTCAAGTCTTTTCCGCTGCCATCAGGATCACCATATTTGATAACTTCTAGCGGAATTTCTTTTGCATATCCCCATTGAAACATGGAAGCAAAGTCACCAATTACTACTAAATCATCTTTGCCATTTGATACAGTTCGATTGATATCGGTAGGGATCCCACGAACAGTTCCTGGGTTTGCTCCCCATGCTAATTCTGGGAATTGTTTGACGCCATTCACTTTATAAGCCGCTAAAGCAGATGAAAATTGTGGGTCCATCGCCATACCAGAGATTACACCTTCTGCACCTTGAATTAATGAAGCAGCAGCCTCGATATTTGCATCTGGATCAGCAGCATTAAAATCAACCGTTTGAGTTACTTTGCTATCAAAATGATTGTCGCCAATAATAGCGGACACTGTACCGGAACGAGGGTTGATTCCATGAAATGCCATTAAATCTAGCCCACGTGCAAGCTTGCGAGCATAGCCATCATTGAATGCTTTGACAATATCAATTTGTTCTTCTTCTGAAGCATAAATAAATTCATCAGAGATACGAGCGCCGTATTCGACTTTGATGGGTACAATTGTCAATGGGGCAACTGAAACACCACCATGACTTTTTTGTCCATTTTCTGCCACGATATCAATTTCAGAATCCATAGTAAAAGTGAATTCTTTTTGACCATTAAAAGGGATTGGTTTTTGTTGAGATAGTGTGACTAATGAGCTCTTTCCTTTTACTTTGTTGATTAAGTCTGATACTAATTCTGGATCAAATAAACTTCCTTTTGATAAAGTTGCCATAATATTATTCTCCTTCTAAATTAAGATTTTCAATTAAGTTTTTATATGATGCATCTTTGCCTTCTCCCAAAGGCGGCTCTTGATTTTTTAACGGCGGTGGTGTTTGTTGTTTTTTGCCGACAAATCCAGCCAAACGCTCTGCATCAGCCTTGATACTTTCTTCATCATCTCCGACCAAGCGATCCGCCAAATCAATGGGCAATCCATTTTGCAGCGCGATTCTAGTTCGCAAGCTCGCTGTTTCATATTCAGCAATTTTTTTATTTAGATCAGCCACTGTTTGCTCATGAGACTTTTTAGCAGTGTTTGTTTCTTCGATGGTTGATTTCAAAGTACCGACTTCATTTTCTAATTCCGCATTGCGTGTCTTGATTGCATCGTAATCTGCAAATTTCTCTTTTTCACGATTCAATCGTTCCTGGATAATTCGGTCCAGTTCCTCTTGTGTTTCAATTGTTTTAAATGTCATGATAAAAATCCTTTCTCCTGCTTGCCCGGCAGTTCGGTAATTTTGTGTATTAAAAAAACGACTATCAAAATTGATAATCGTTTAATACCTGATTTGTTGTTTTTTCTTAGGCTTGTTGATATTGCAAACCCAATGTGCTAAAAGCGCACTATCCATAAGACTGATATCCATATCTTCAAATTGCGATTTATAACCAAATCCACCGTTTGAACCAATATTTCTTTTCTCGCTGTTCGTAACGACTTGTGTCAGCGATGGTTGATCACAATGACAAATTCCTTTTTGGAAAATTCCTTGTTCCCAAAGTGAATTGGCAGTGATGATTTCTGACACTTTTGGTAAAATAGGCTCTTTCAGTTTGAAATCCTTCATTTCTTCAGCAAGGATATTTTGACTACCTGCTCCATCGATCACCACTTTTTCTACATTGGCTTTTTTAAGAAAATTGATGATCCATTGATTTCCATTTCTGACCGATTGACAGTCAATAGATTCAACTAATATTTTTCCGGACAAAGTCCGAACAGCAATACTCATCGCGACATTTGCCCCATCATTTCCGTATTTGATTCCAACATATAAAGGACCTTTCAACACAGGCAAAGCATTCACTTTTAGTGCTTGCCAGTCGGTTTCTGATATTGCTGATTTCTGGTTGTATTTTGGCCAGTATCCGAGACGCTGAACATTGTGGTCCAATTCATCTTCACCGAGTTCGGCTTCAATTTTTCGTTCATTCAAATGGTAACCCATTGATGGATTGGAATTGTACCAGGATTCCACGTCATGAATATCTTTGATTTCATCAACCGACCATTCCGCCCAGCCTGAATACTTTGATTTCCCAAATAACGTATTCTCACGATAATTAGTGAATACTGTCCCACTAGAAACTGGCGTCGGCGGTGTTCCACACATGATTGTTAAAGGGTTATCGCTGTCAGTAACGGTATATTTCAAGGCTGACTCTTGTTCAGTAGTGTATTCTTGGGCTTCGTCAATAACCAGAAAATCAAAGCCTTCACCAAGACCACCGCTAGATGTTCTGGTCCGAAATTGAATCACACCGCCTGTTTCATATAACTCTAACCGTTCCTGACCTTTAGCTTTAATCGAATTGAAATCCGTGCCTTCAACATAACCACACTCTTCAAGATATTTTTTTAGTTTTTCAAATGAAGAATGAGACGTGCTGATTCGGTGAGCCGTGTGCAAGACATTTAGTCCATTTTCCAACGCCCATATTTCGACATCGTAAACAACTTCCGTTTTACCATTCCGCCGAGGTATAGAAAATCCAAATTTTTGGTGAATCCATAATCCATCATCGTCAACAGCCATGATCGCCTTTAACATATTTACTTGCCATTCGTAGCATTTACGGCCTGTCCGCTGATAATAATCAATCGCTTCTTGATATAGAGATTTGTCATATGGCAATATTACCGATTGAGTAGGATGCTGATTACCAAGTCGTGCTTTAGTAGTCATAAATATCCCCCTTCAATCTCAATCACGCATGATAACCCTGTCGTTGGAATACAAAAATAGCACTCATCCACCATTACGTGACTGGGTGCTATTAAATAGAATTCTTTAGCTCTTGTTCTAATTCTGACAATAATTGTTCCACTTCTTGTCGCTCGTTGTCGGTCAACTCGTCTTGATGTTCAATATACATTTGCTTTGTCATTTCATAAGTTTGATGCTTCGAATAAAGTAACCAGTCTCCCATCGTCTTACCAGGATACTTTTCCTTATAAGCAGGGTACTCTAAAAAATTACTATTCATTTCAAACCCTCCTAAAAACAAAACCATATTTTTTTGCTACTGACTCAACTGCCTTTTCAGTAATTATACCCCAATATTCATCATTTTCTCCATATTTTTGTGTAAATCGTTCAATTTCTTTTTCATATGCAGAAAACAAGCTTATTTTTTTTAGAAAATTGGGATTTTTACCATTTCTATCTAATAAGTATTGGCTTCCGTCTGTAGTTTGAAGCGTCAAAGCTTGTATGGAAGAGTATTCGAGAAACGTTGCAATATCTGCTCTGGAAAAATTAGAATTCAAACCTGGGTGATTATGCGATAAAACAAGACTAGATTTTACTGCAGATTTCAAAGCTACTACAGTTGCATCATCAAAATCCACTTGATCAGAAAGCCCTATTTTTTTCGCTATCACTTTGCCACTCACCTTATCTACTATCGCCATCATTTCATTTCCGGTTTTGCGCATATATTCGTTGATTTCTTGATTAGCTACATTCAACGATCTTGACCCTTTTGGCGTCATACCGTCGATTTCTTTAAACCAATCAACATCTGATATTTGCTTTACAGATAGATGGTTATTATTTGAAGGAGGGCCTTCTTGATGTAAAATACGGCTAGATTTTAAACCAATGTTTTTCCTTGCCTCTAACTTCGTTTCTTTGTCAGGATCTTTCCATTGTTTAGACCAAACATCTTGACGTCTACCATCGTCTGGTCTGTAATCTACGGTGCAACGGCAACGCTGGTGTCGCTTGTAAATATCATCTGGTGCGCTGTAATAATCATATGAGCCTGCTAGATTTCTACACCAATCACATGCATGACCAGAAACACGCCTTACTATTTTAGGCTGCAAACCTGACTTTGCATGAAAATGTGCGTTTGCTTTAATAGAATCATCAACAATAGATTGACTGAAATTGATAATTGGATCATCAAGTAACCATTTGACCGATTCAAAATCAGGTGCACTAGCTAATCGGTTGATAATCCCATCTACTCGATTTTGATTAAACTCTGGAATTTGTGCTTTTAGTCTTAGATTAGCTTCTTTGTTTAATTCTGTTTGAACATCGGCAGTGTAGTTCGATATCAATTCATGATTTTTTTTCATAGTCGGATTTAAAATCCGATCTGCAATATTGAAATACATTTTTTCATCCGGAAGCAATCCAGGAGTGATATTCTCTTTTAAAACATCGGCAAGGATTTCTCCAACTTCAATGGCAAAATCATTGGCATTAAGGTAGCTGGCTTTTTTATCCTTCAATAGTTTCAGGGCTTTTTTTAATTTTGTGCTATTGTAAGTGCGCTCTTCAAATTGAGTCTCGATTGCTTCAAGGAGTCTAGGAACAACATCATCCATCGCTATCAGCTCCTTTGATGCCTGTAAGATCTCGCATCACAGTAGCATCAACATACCCCTCAATAGCTTGGTTTAATTTAATAGCCCCATCACCAATCAAAGATAATGCACTTGCGTCAGCTTCAAACAGCGGTTCCCATTTCGGTATAGTTTTGTTGAACTGATAACGCTGGTATGGAAATTCATCACGCAAGCAATCAGCAATATACGCCACATTCAATAAACCAGATCCAAGCGACCGTTGCGCTTTTCGTCCTGCGAGACGCAAATTTTCATGACTTGCTTTGATTGCTTCTACGCTCGATGGGTTATCTGATGCAAATCCTAGATCGTCCATCGTTAGTCCCATTTCTCCAGC